ATTCGTAATATTCAAGAAGCATATATGGAAGTTGTTATGAATGAAGAAAGTGGTGATATTAAAGATAGAGATGAAAAATCATCCAAACAAAAAGCAGATGCTAGAATGGTGGGAGCACGACAACTATCAGCACATCAAATTAATTTGGGTGTTATTTCCAAAGATGAGGGTGAAAAAAGATTATCAAAACTTAAAAAAAGTGTGAATAAACAATTACAAAAGAGAATAGAAAAAGTTAGAAATAGAAACACTACTTTTTCCAGAACAAGAGGTGATGATGCTTTAAGAATGGGAAAATCTCCAAGAAATCAAAACGAAGAATCAAACCTTTACGACATCATCCTCTCACATCTTCTTGATGAAGGATATGCTGAAACACCAGAAGCAGCAAAAGCAATTATGGTAAATATGAGTGAAGAGTGGAGACAAAGTATTATTGGATGAATAAGTAGGACACTTACCAAACTGGAACAAGGGCACTTGAAATCAGGTGCCCTTTGTAGTATAATGACTTCATACACACAGAAACCAGATGACTAAAAAACCAGTACTGAAAATAAGAAAACCACCAAAGGCATATCCAATCAACTTTGAGAAACTCAAAGGAGAAAGTATGGGAACTTTACCATACTTGTTGGGTGTTGTTGGGTTTAGTGAGGATTATGAGTATTTTGATAAAATCAAACATCTCCTTATTATTCCAGAGAAACCTAAAACTCTGGAAGAAATCTCACAAGAACTTGATGAGAAGTTTGAAGAACTCTTGGTGAAAACCCAGAGGAAGTTTGCCGTATCCAAAGAAAGTGCCGAGTATCGTTACAATCAAAAGTTCAATAGAATTATTGAGAACTTTGAATCCGCAAAAAATATGGTAGTTTCCCAGTCAGACTTACAGTAGGAACATCAGACGGTTCTTATCTTGTTGCCAATAATACTGTACCTTGGAGCACGGAGTTTAGAATTTGTAATAATAATACTGAAGTAGGATACTGGGACATCAAACCAAACATCAAAGTGTATCTAAAAAAGAAACCAAATCGTATTGTGAGATACTTTACTAAACTGCTTCTTGATTTTACTTGGAAAGACAAATGACTAAACTAACTGCTGCTGATTTATATGTGATTCACGATACAATGTATCATAGTTTGAGAGTTATGAATTATGGTGGAAAGTTTCCAGATGATGTAAGGGGAAGAACTATGAATAAGATTATGGATATTCTTGCTTATGCTGATATGGAAATCACATATGTAACTGCCGAAGAACCAGAGGGTGATGAGATGAGAAATGAACCCTGAAGAAACTCTCAAAGAACTCCAAAAATACTTGGATGACCATAACATCACCTTTGAAGAGTATATGAGAGCAAATATGATTACTGATGAAGACAGGAAATATATTGATAAGATATGGGTGGATGCGATTTATAAGAACTTGGGTGAGGACACTTGAATAACTGGCACAGGGGATGCTCTGGGTGCCTCTGGATGCCTTATAATACTCTCATACACAAAGGAGGAACTCCAAATGTTCTACATCTATCAAACCACCAACGGAGAAACTGAACTTCTTTATGAAACTACTGATGAAAAAGTAGCACAGAATGAAGTAGAACGCATCAATTCTTATCTTGATAGTGCTGGTATTCCTGGTTGGGTTTCTTCTGCTTACTACAACTGATTATGACTGAACTTCATATTTCTTGGATTTGCCCCAAATGCTTGACTTTACACGGGTTCTTCTGTGGAAAGGAAAGTGGATTTGATGGTGAAGTTCGTATTATGACTTGTGATACTTGTGAAGAAACCTCAAAGGTGATTATGAAAGTGAAGGAGTATTGAAATGAACAGATTTGAAAAGAAAGATGAAAGGAACAAAAAGTTCATTCAAAAACAGGGATATGATATTTGGGGTAGAAATGTTGATAAGGCAAGAGTTGCTGAACACGATAGAAGAAGAGGTGTAAAAACTAAATGAAACTTTATTTTCCAAATAAATGGGATAAGTTTTGGATGGGATTTGAAGCAATCCAAGATGCAATTTACTTCCGTTTTAATTGTAATAATAATATAGATCGTCTTACTTTCTTTGCCGCCTTATCAAGAGGATGGTATGCTATGTATGATGATGAAGATGAAAATATACTTGAACTTTGGAAGGACACTTTCTAAACTGGCACAGGGCATCTCCACAGGTGCCCTTTTTGCCTTATAATACTCTCATACACACAGAAACATGATGAAAGTCAACGGTCATGAAATCAAACCCTTTGCTAACCTTGAGGATGCTTACCTTAGTGGTGCTAACCTTAGTGGTGCTAACCTTGCGGGTGCTAAACTTGAGGGTGCTAACCTTAAGGATGCTAACCTTGCGGGTGCTAAACTTGAGGGTGCTAACCTTAAGGGTGCTTACCTTGAGTATGTCAACCTTGAGGGTGCTTACCTTGAGTATGTCAACCTTGAGGGTGCTTACCTTAAGGATGCTAACCTTTATGGTGCTAACCTTAGGGGTGCTAACCTTGAGAGTGCTTACCTTGAGGATGCTAACCTTTATGGTGCCAACCTTGAGGGTGCTTACCTTGAGGATGCTGATGTAACTGGAACTATTCTTGAAAAGAAAGAAGAACCTCAAGATGATAAAGACCTTAAGATCCAACAACTTGAAGAAGAACTGAAGAAATACAAAGATACCCTCAAGGCACTTCTGGACACTTGAGAAACCGTCACATGGGATGCTCTGTGTTGTTCTGTGGGTGGTATGATACTCTTATACACACAGACACCTGATGATTGACCTTTCACAACTGACCGAAGAACAACTCAACGAACTTGAACTTCAAATCCAAAAGCATAAGGAACAACAGAAGGTAAAGGATGCTTTGGAAAATCTAAAAGGTTATAGAGTAACTTTTTATGTGAGGTTTGACCCTGAAAAGCATAAAGATAATGATATGCTTACAGATAACGGAGAACTTGACCCAGGAATTTTTGCTGATTATCTGTGTGATAATCTTGTTACAGACCTGATTAGAAATTTTGAATTGTATGGTTATGAAGATGTGAGTTATCCTATTGTGTTTTTAGCAACAAAACAAGAAATTGAAGAGGAATTTTGAGGAAACTGAAATGAAACCATTTGATTATTACTCCAAACCACAAACTCTCTATCCTAACAAAAAGGTAAAAAATGGTGGAATAATGGAATTTTTTGTAAACATGCGTTTGAATGTCCCGGACCTGAATGGAAAAGAGGTAGAATTATGAAAAATAAGAGGTAATTATGGGTCTTTTTGATTATGTACGCTCCTCCTATCCACTCGGAGAGGCATTCACAGACACAGAATGTCAATCCAAGGACATGGAGAGAGGGATCGGTGGGACTATGTCCCAGTACTGGATCGATCCTGCTGGGAGGCTATGGAGAGTGGATTATAGAGATGCTTTTGAGTTTGGCGAGGACCCAGACTGGGTGGATGATGGAAGTAAGTTTGGGGCATTATTCCAGTATAAGTTCCTTCCTAATGGCAAACATGGCAAGTTGGTTCCTCAATACCTTACAGACTACGTCTGTATATATCCTTCTCAATGGGACGGAGAGTGGGAGGATTGGCCAACCTGCCGAATACATTTCTCCAATGGAGTCCTCCAAAGCCATGAGAATATCACAAAACGTCAACAATATCCGTCATATGCTTAACCTCGCGCTTAAAACTGTGGTGATATTCTCCTTGATACTCACATTTATGATCTGGGGACTTGAAAACGCGTATCCAAAATGACTAACTTCGAAGATATCAATGACTACTTCATGGCAGAACATGGTTTTGCCCTGTTCCTTGTAGAGGAACCTTACCTCATGATGAGAAAGAGAAAAACCTCTAAGTGGGTAGGGTCCACTGACCCGAGTATTACATTACTTAAACGAAATGGGAAACCTACCACTCGCTACCCTAAATCCCATGGTATAATTATGAATGGGGGTCATAGACCTATTTCCCTCGGCACACTGATCTCAAACTTGAAGGACAATCGTCCTCTCTACTCAAAAGTTTAAGAGAAGTTTAAAGTTAAATTCAACCGTTTGTTAAGCCACTATGGTTCTGCTAATATGCTTAACGGGCTGTTGTCATAACATCTCTAATTCATCTATAAACAATTGCAGATTGCAAAGATGACCCTGGAATGTTATGTCCATTATCCTGGAGATTATGAAAAAAACACTAGTTACCCTAGCCATTGCTAGTCTCTCTTTCCTTCCTTTTTCTGCAAAAGCCGGACAACAATGTGGAGGGGCAAGTTATTACGGATTAGGGGACGGATACCAAGGTGGAATTACCGCATCCGGTCGTAGGTTTGATACATGGTCAAACCAAGCAGCTCATCAATGGCTACCTTTTGGTACAGTTGTTACGGTAAGGGCAAATGGCCGTAGCACGAGAGCAGTGATCACCGACCGTGGACCTTATGCCCATGGCAGGATCATCGACTTATCGGCAAAGTCATTTGGCGATCTAGGTCCGCTTTCAAGAGGGGTGCATGATGTATGTATCTCTTGGAACTAAGACCAAATAATAACTGAATAAAAAGATGGCCCCGAGCAAATGCCTGGGGCTTTAAAGTATCAGATATCGTTAATCACTGAGGTAAGAAGATAAGAGATAATATTACAATCAGATAAAATATCTTCTATTACGTTAATTAGGCCATATAATTTGGATTCTTCAGCCTCCTCATGAAGTCTTTCCAAACCTTCTTTAAATGAGGCATTTAAATCCAAGAGACTTTCACATAAGTCTTTGGAAGTAGACCAATCAATTTCCGGTACGGAGTTAAAAATCTTTGCCTTAATCTCGATCCCGAGTCCTCTTCCCTGCTCTGCTAGACCATCTACTTTTTCTTCCACCATTCCGTAGATCCTCTCAAAGAGGAGATGATACTGATAAAAATCACTGCCCTCTATATTCCAATGAGCAAGTCGAGAGGCACCCAGAAGGTTGTTTTGAAGTTCTAGAGATTGTAGAAAAAGTTCTTCCATTGACATTAAGTATAATTTTTATTTAAGTTTACAGGGATTTCTTGTAACGCTGACGTGTATGGTTCTGAATTTGGAACTGTTCCAATCTCATTTCTCCATAACCCCGAGTCTATTCTTAACTTAAACCAATCTGGGTAAGAATCAGTATTATTTTTATAACATTTCCATACCTTTTGCAAAACTCCAGAAGTAACTTTAGAATTATCTATTACCCTCTCACCATCACTATTAACCGAATAAGCATATCTTGGAATGAATCTATAAGTTGCTGAACCATTAAGTTCTTCACCGCATGTCAGTTCTAGGACATCAGATATTTCTCTGGGACACCTTGGATCTTCTACTATGTACTCTTCAGTCTGCTCAGAGGTGATTATTCTTCTCCAAACAGCTAATCCAGTTGATCTTTGCTCTGGGGTTAAAAGACACTTTCTCTTGGGTAAAAAGTCTTCGACTGAGATTGGATCAAATGCAGCGCATGGCTGAGAATAAAATCTTCCATCTGCAATCAATACCTCTACAGAGTACGTCTGCTCATAAATGAACTGAGATGCCTCTGTTACTTGAACAAATCTTTCATTCTCAAGTTCAAATCCTGTCTGGAACTCAAGACCTGGGACCTCAGGCACCCACCCTGTAACTGCGTCGGCAATAAGATCGAGGATGGGAAGTGAGAAACTATGTCCTTCTCGTTGGGTTTGCTTTTGAATAAGCGTAATTGTATAACTCAACTTCCTATTTCTTACAGTAGGAATATATGCCCCCCTGTTTGGATTATTTGTTGAGCTGGAAGAAAAACTAACGATGATCATGGCCTGTTCAGCCACTCTTCCACTATCGTCCAACTCTTCCGCAAGACGAATTACCACCGCACTTTGTCCTAAAGTGCCATGAACTCTCTTATGGAGTTGGTTTTCAATCTCCAAAAGCATGGGTCAAAACTCCCCGCCACTAATAAAATCTTGAAGTTCCCAGAAGCCAGTAGTGTAGTTGTAGAGTAAAGCATCCCATGGTTTTACATTACGAGTAAAACGAACATTGGATAGGTCTTGGATCTTACGATTGGCTTCTAACTCGATAACGTATTGTCTTAGAGAAGCGGCATCTTGTTTATACTTAGAACCATCTGGAAAGACTCCAATCTTTCCGCCAAGAGCACCATATGAGGAGCCATAATAACATCCACCACTCGATGATCCATCCGCAACCAAGTAAAACCCAGCTCCATCTGCAACAGCAGGGTTGAAGGGGTCATAGCCATAAGTTTGATTTGACATTAGAATGTATCTCCTACTTGTAATCCGTCGTAGTTATCAAAGTTACCGTCGGTAGATTCCGTGGTATTAGTAGCATTAATAGTATCGCCATCTTGTGGATCCACTGCATCGGAGGTGTTTGTGAATGCAGATAGATCTCTTGTAGATTCAAGGGCAGAAACTAGTTGGTTAATCTCAAGTGTCGACTCAGACATGGTAGACTCGATACCAAGTGTACTTCCATCCAACGCAGTTGAGTGAGTCCGTGGAGAAGACATTGCTTCTTTACGTGGGAATTGGAAGAAACGGTTATTCCCCCCTTCATTCTGTACCCAGCGATTGGTGGAATTTTCTGTAAAACTTCTACCTCTGCGATAGGAACTCTTTGTCATTGAGCAGGCACTATTCCAATAACGATAGGCTTCTTGCCACTTGAGTCCTGTAGATGGGGATACTTTAGCGGCCCATAGCTCGAGCTGTTGAAGAGCCTTTTCGGCCGCATCAATAACTTGTTGACGCGGGCGGAGAGTATCTAAGTACCAACGAGCCAAGATTGCTTGAGTACGGCGATATGACCCGGCAATAAGAATCTTGCCCTGAGGCGGAGCAGTGAGTATGTAATTATTTATCAAAGTTGCAGCATCGTTGAGTGCTATCTGAATCTTATCGTAGTTTATATCGTTTCTAGTCGGGTCATCTATTGATCCCAATTCTAACGCTTCTTGATACCCAAATACTTCGATAAAGTAATCAACAGAAGCTGGATCGCAGTTTGATGCAAGGCCAAATTTATCTGGATATGGTTGTGGCATATCTTTGTGATCTTTATCTATACTTTAAACAATCTGTTTAAATGTAATTAAAACTAACTAACTAACTTGGTTAACACCCATGAAGCCCAGAATCTATACCTATAAAATAACATTTGAAGAGGTTCCTTTCTACTATTATGGTAGCAAAAAAGAGAAAGTTTTTAATGAACCATATTTAGGATCACCTAAAACTAAAAAGCAGTACTGGGATATCTACACTCCTAAAAAACAAATTTTAGAAATATTTGATTACACAGAAGATGGTTATAAACAATGTAGAGAAGTAGAGCATAGACTTATTAAACATTTTATAGACGACCCGCTATGCTTAAATACCGGATATTTTGGATATTATAAACCGATGCCTTTTACGGAGGAGAGAAAAGAAAAAATATCCCTTGCTTTAAAGGGCAGATCGCTATCCGAGGAAACAAAAACAAAACTTAAAGAAGCCAGGAAAGGACCAAAAAACGGGATGTTTGGTAAAAAACACTCGGAAGAAACCAAGAAAAAAATCGCTAATAAAGCGCTAGGAAGAAGACATTCCAAAAAGACAAAAGAAAAAATCTCATTGGCTTTTAAAGGTGAAAACCACCCACTATACGGAGTAGGACATTCCGAAGAAGCAAAGAAGAAAATGTCGAAATCAACTAGGGGGATGTACGCCGGAAGAAAAAACCCTAATTGCAAATTAAGAACTTGGATACATGATATCTATGGCGTACATAAAAATTTAGCCGTTTTTGAATTAGTTAATAATTTCCCTGAGTTACATTTGAGACACAATAAGCTTTATAGTCTAGCGTCTGGACGTATAAACTCTTACAAAGGTTGGACTGTAGAAGCATAGACAAAAAAAAGAGGCCCGGTCGGGGCCTCAGAAGAAATAAGTGAGTTAGGCTCAGGCAACAGGGTTGTTGAAGATGAAGCCAGAACCGCACTTGCCGTTTTCGCCCATGCCGACGAGCTCGAAGCTACGCTCAACAAGGATGTCACCGGTGAATACTCTGCGTTCAACATTGAAGCGCTCAGGAGTGGCGATAGGATAGCCACTGAGAGTATAGGTATAGGCGAAAGCGGGGTTACCATAGTTGGCATCAAGAGCAGGCATGAAGCCATCCGTAGCTCCTGAGGGATGGTAGAAGAGAACAGCAACGTTGTTGTAGATGTTCTCAAGATTTCCTGTGGCAGGATCAAGCTTGAGTCTACGGGCAACGCGGATCTCATCAAGACCAAAGATTTGGGCTAGGGTCTTCTCATCCACAAGCACGCCACGCTGCATGAAGTCACGGATACGCTTGTTACGCTTAAGGGCGTTGAAGGCGTCAGGTGAGATCACCATCTTGTTAGGATAAATACCAATCTGTGAACGCACTTGCTCTTTAGCTTCGTCCATGAGGACTTCAACGTCAGCAGTTGGGCTGTTGAACTGATCAGCACCGCCATTGTAGGTGGAGAGATCGAGAACGTTACCGGTCTCATACTGAGCAGAATCGGTTACAATGCTAGCAACCTGAACTTCCCATGACTGCATGAGGCGGTTAGCAGCGTCCTTAGCAGCAAACTGACGGAGGTCAATTTGAGCAGCACCATTCTTGGCTTCAGCAGCGACTTCCTCGGCGATTTCCCAGCTGATCGCTTCCTGACGGAGAGCGAACGAACGGGTTCCGAACTCGTTCTGGATCTTCTGGATGTTAGTTCCAGGAGCGCGGAGGAACGACTGAGCCGCAAAAGCCTCCTTACCAAAAACGAGTGTACGTCCAGCTCTGGTATTCATAGATACCGAAGGAGCGAAGAATGTGGCTACGCCTTCAGAGTTCTTGTAGCCCTGGGCGAGTTGCGTAAGAATAGGGTCAATTACGCGTACCTGATCTAGATTCATCATAGTTAATTACTCTCCTTTAATACCTATCAAGAACCAGCTTCGTTACCGAGCTTAACACGGATATACTGACCAGCGGTAGTGGCAGCAGAGGTGTCAAGGGCACGACCAAGAACGACACCAGCACCGGCAGTCTTAGAAGCGGTTCCAGTAGCTGTTGCATATACTGCATCATCTACGCCGAAAGCAGCAGAAGCGGCATCGACTTCAACGATTGCAATACCGGTGGTAACAATCGAAAGAAGACCTTGGTATGGGAATACGCTGGTCTTAAATGGGGTTGTGGAAGGATTGAGTTGACCCTCATAAACGAGAGTGCTACCATCATCAACCTGATAGCCCTTAGCGGTGAGTTCACCTTGGCCAGGGGCGGCATAAACACTAACACCAGCGGCATAAGCGCCGGCAGCGGGATAAGCACCATTACGCTTTACGAATCTGTGAGCTTCAACAGCGGTTGTAGTCTGCACAGTTTCAACATACTGGTGGTCAAAAGACATGTAACGTGGGTCAGTTGCCATTTTTAGTTTACTCCTTATGAGTTATCTGAGATGATTGCCTTCAGAGCGACGGTATATTCAACTCCTTTACTTTCAGCATACTCCAACGCCTGGACGTGGAGATCGGTTGTAGAGGGGTCGTAGATATACCCATCGGCTGATGGCGAGATTGACTTCTTAGCTGCTGGAGCCGAAGCCTGGGTTGCAAATTCTTCAAAACTGACCATTGAGGGTAGGTTCTCAAGGACATTCTTAAAGAAGTCAAATTGGGAAGTCTTACCTGACTCGGAGAAGTTCACGGAGTTCTTATTATTAAGGGTTTCCATGAAACGAACGAGGTCAGTCTTAGGAACGATTTGCTGAGTTAGCTTACCGCCCTCATAGAGAGTTTCACAGAAATCAGAGATCTCCTTTTCTCTCATCAACTTCTTCTGTCTGGAGAGTTCTTCCTCCAATTCGGCTACCCGAGCTTGTAAATCGCTCTGAACTCCCATAGCACGCTCGCTATGATCCAGAGTTCCTGTAGCCTCTTCAGTGGTGGTCTCTTCTGCCATATCGCTCTTTTCTTTCTCTTCTTCGTCCTCTTCGTTATCTTCGCATCCTTCAGCGTTATCAGAAACCTCAGTTTCCTCTTCACCATAAGTCTGCTCTCCCTTGGGTTCTTCAGCTCCCTTTACTTCCTCGGAAGTGGGATGTTCAGCTTCCGAAGGCTTTTCACCTTCTTTCACTGCTTCGCCCATATCCTCAGTCTTCTCTTCTTCGTCCTCTTCTCCCTCTTCTTCACCCTTCTTAGCTTCGATCGCTTTTTTAAGTCCTTCGGGCATTTCGCCATAGGACATTCCATTCTCACCTTCCATCATGGAAGCTGCATCGGTTTTTAGAGCTAGAGCCTTGATTAACTCATCAATTTCGTATTCTGAGGCGAGTTGAGCAATCTTTTGATCGTCGTCCTGCATATCTCCAGACACATCGTCTGTTTCCATATCAGAACCATCATCTCCACCTTCTGAAGAAGGCCCAGCAGGAGGCATATCGTTGCCATCACCGCCATCTGTGTCTGGGGCACTGTCGGTACTATCAGCACCATCTACATCTGCAGTAGGATCAGCATCGGCATCGATATCATCACTACCATCACCGCCATCATCTGTTGGCATGTCAGAATCACTATCCATGTCAGAAGGCATATCGCCATCTTCAGGGGCATCATCTGCCATTTCCATCATCGGATCAGCAGGAGGCATTTCTGCATCCATGCCATATTCCATTTCATAATCGGCTGGAGCGCCAGTTTCTGAAACTTTATTTCCGCTATCGTCATAGACATTGGCGCCGGATCTGCCGCCACCAATGTTAATATTAACAGTCATTCCCCCTTCGGAGTGTTCAATCACCGAAGCAGGAGTTTCTGTTTTGGTTTTTTTCCTAGCCATAGTTTGATTTTTTCCTAAGTGTTCTTTAAACGAAATAGAAGACTCCCCTTCGGAGGGGGTAAAAGTGATAGTCTCTGACTCAGAGATTTCAGAAAAAGCGGTTAGCCCTTTAACCGCTGGGATTGATACCAATCCAAGGTGACGAAGGGCTAAATTTCCTGGTGTTGGATTTGTTTCCGCCTCTGGTAAGTAAAAGGAACTACTTACTTTCTTAAAAACTCCATCTCGTATTAACTGTTCGGCCTTAGGGGTAAGTTCAACCTTACCCCAAAGTTCTTTGCCTTTTCTCCAGACTTTACGTACCCACCCAAGAGCTGGGGTTCCGTCGTCTTGGTCATGGCCAATAATTAACGGAGCCTCGTGCTTATCAGGATTGTATGTATTAACAACCTGCTCCAGATCATTCTCAGTAAAGACCATTTTTTGGCCAGTAGAGGAAATCTGAGGACCCGCTCTGAACATCTCAATAAAAACAACCTTTTTAGGCTGTTGAGATGAAAGAGGCTCTTTAGCATTGAGTACGTGTTCTTTCATTTATCAGAATACGTTTGTAGTATTGAGAAGATTACTAAATCTCTCTTCATTTCTGGAGAACGAGTCACTCAACTGAACTACCTGTCCAGCTGGCGTTCTTACGACAGTAACAAGTAGACGCTCAAGGGTTGGACTTGTTGCCACGTAAACATCTAGTCTTACTGTTCCTTGCTCAAGGGTTAGACTGTCGTTATTAGCCGATGAACAGACTACTAAATAAGCCTGTTCTGGTCTTGCTCCAAAGAGAGCTCCTTGACGGAAGAATTGTCCACATATCTGAGAGGCAATAGACTTAACTCTAGCGTATACTGTGCCAGCGGAATCGATTTGTTCAAACAGGATATCATCAAAACTACGACCTAGAACATCAACTAAAACGTTGAGGATTACGCGAGTATTGATAAACTTAAACAGAGGATTACTAGAGAGAGTTCTAGCGCCCCAAGTTACAATGCCACGGTTAGGAAGTGAACGAATTGGGTTCAGACCAAGTGCATAAGTAACTTCTTGTTGTTGAGCAGAGATATCAAATCTAAGACCATTAGCACCACGCAGTGGATAGCGGGCGCCAGCTGGAGGCTGTTGGAAACCTTCATTGATATATCTTGAGCAAGCAATACCAGCTACATATCCAGAAGGAGCAACATAACGATCGTCAAGATTCCTCACATATGGAGCGTAGTATGCGGCATGGCCATAAGGTACTCCGACTGTACTCTTGAGAAGATCCAACTCGTCTTGGACATCTCCAAGTGAAGTTTCATCAGCACCACAATCGATTAGAGCCACATGCTGAGTAGCAGTGATTCCTTCGGTCGTTCCAATTCTGCCTTCAGCGGCACGAATTAGAGTCTGTGTAATCTTTAACCTTTCTTGACGAGCTTCGGAAGCACTTGCAAAGTCCCCCGTTCCCGCCTCGTAAGTTAGTACTGAATATGCCTCTGGGGCGAATAGGAATCCAGGGGCGAGTGCTCCTGAACCTACTCCTTGCTCAATTGCATATACAAAGTCACTAGCTTTTGCAGTAGCGGAAACTTTATAAGAATCATAAGCAGCGTTCTGATCAGTGGAGATTAGCTTTACTACATTAGAATCAGAGATACCGGAGCGATTGAGTCCTGGGTATACTGGTGAACTTACACCGTTCTTAGAGGTAATCTTTACTCTTAGAACATAATCATGCGAGTAGAAGCCATTAGCTGCAGCTTTATCATCTTGAGTTGCTCCTTCATCTAACTCAGAAAGTTCTGGGCGGATATAAGGATTACCCACTACTGAGACTAGATCGCTCGTCGTAGATAGTCCGTTATTTGGGATATACTTGGTGGCTGAAAGTTTACCAGCATCAGAGTCAGAAACTAGAGCCTCTACTGAGTAAAAATCAATTAGATCTTTTTCAGTAAGAATAGCTTTGATTTCGGTCTCTAATCCAGTTGCCAATTCTTCAGGAGTTGCTCCATTGACAATAATGGCTCTGTTTTCACCAGCCACATTGACATAGAACACCTGAACAGAATCAGGAAGATATCCTGTACGTGTAACGGGATTTCCGCTTGGTACTACTGGATTGATTCCATCTACAACCTTCGAGAAGTTGCCAGAACCTGAGTCATACTGCCAATAAACTGCATCAGCATCAGCCCATTTATCAGTATTTGTACTGAGGTCTTTTGAGATAGCTACATACTTATCATTAGGGATATTTCCTGTTGTATAGATCTTTTGATCATTTAGGAAAGCCTTTAGGATAGCAGATTGCTCAGTTGTGATATCAGTATAAGTACTTTGTGCAGCGAAGAAAGAACTTAGTTGTGCTCCAGAGAGGTGGAGAATACCCTCTTTAGTTCCTTGATCACGAGATACACAGCGGAAATTAATTTCCTTGATGGAAGTATAGAATGATACAACTCCGGCCTCTTGGAGAAGGTCGATTTTTTGAGCATATTCAGAGAGATTGAACTTATAAGCATGAAGTTCTTGGATCTCTGGAACTCTACGAGGATCCTTTGAGAAAATTCTGAATTTGCCAGCTAATGCCTCAGTAGCATTCTGCTCGATTTTATAATAATCAGCAAACCCGTCCCCGTTACCAGAAAGGAATGTGTATATATCTCTGGCGTTATCAGTTTTATCTAGTCCGGTTGTTGTGATTACTTTGATCTCTGTATTATCAGCATCGTACACGCCGATAGGAGTACCAAAATATCTACCGTTTACTTTAATAGCAAATGCATTGTACCCAGTATCAGCAGAAGATTCACTAAGATCAACTACAGTTTCTGGAGTAGGAGTTACTCTGGTAAAGTAAAGAATACCATTTACTCCAACATTATCAAAAAATGCTTTAATACTATCGTAACTAGCAAGAGCCCCTTTATTACCTACTGGAATACTATTAAGTCCAATTTTATCCAGATAGTCATCTACAGATGCAATCTGAGTCGGTTTATAAGGTTCTAGATACGAGTAAGTATCAGTAGCATCTTTTCCATAATAATCTTCAGCGGGAGTACTGCCAAAGATATACCCTACTGCGTGCGTTGCAATAGGTTGCGGAAGAGAGCCAGTTGTTGTTTGTGTAACAAAGACTCCCGGCCTATTCAATGACGCGGCATTGATTCTAATAGGATTGGCCATAAGGAAATGAAGACACTATATCTTTCACTATTATCCTTAAACAAACGGGGTATTTTAACTTGTTTATATAATTACGTCTTTTTTATAAAGAAGAAATAGCTCGTTCATGAGCCAATCTGGACAGGAACTAACACCACATCTCTTAAACTCAAGAAGTTTCATTGACTTGCGTAGGATTTTATTAAAGTCGTTAGTATCAACATATCTAGCACAGACCTTCACAAACGATTTCAACTCGACTTGATCTTGTTCGATGCATATAGAGCATAAAATGAGAATAAGTTTTAACTTATCTGAGTCCGTCATTCGGTCTTCATCGAGTCGATTGCTTCTTTATGGATTTGGGCCATTGCGATAAATTTTGTCATTGGAACCTTCTCCATATCTAAAACATTAACAAAGGATCCATTCTGAATCCCATAACAAGTTTTTAACCAAGAGTATTTGGGGATATAATTGCAAAGAATGTGTTCTTTGATACAATTAAATACCTTTACTATTGCTCTCTGAGTTAAAGATCCAGATTTAACTCCGTCTAGATTCAAGTAATCTATTATCTTCTGAATATCCTCAAAGGAGATTCTTTTTTGCCCTTCTTGTAAATCCTCTCCTTCTCCATCTAGGACACTATCGAGATATTCCAAATCTTTCCCGGTTATGTCTCTAAATCTTATTTCCCGTCCCTTTTTGTCTTTTACTGTAATTGTATAATCGTGATTACGAATTACCTCAAGATCCTCATTCTTCATCTCCACTTAGTCCTAGGAGTTGATTGATTGCTTGGCCTAGCATCTTCAACTGTTTTGCACGGAGTCTCTTAGCATCCTTAAGGGAAAGTTTTCTTTCCCCAGCGGCTGGAGAATGAAGGATACAGATAGTCTGCAATGTTGCTTCTATTTCAGAAATTTTTTTGTCCTCTGAGATATTCGAGATCTGGATAAGATCATCAGCCGAAGGTTCTTGGAGACAAAGAAACTTTCCAGGAGTGATCTCCACAGGAATAACTTCAGGATCACCAAAATCAAATCCGGTATCCTCAAAGGCAGTTACCTCATCTTGAGTAACTCGCGACATTTTGTTTACTGCCATGGTATTTATATAGTGTCTCTTTCTTTAAACCCCTTTGTTTAAATTTAAGATAGAAGGTAGGTACTTAAGTGGCAGTCAATCATAATCCGTATGAGGCGTGGCAAAAACTTCGGCAAAATTCCGATTATAGATCTACAGATACCCAAATAAACTCATTAGTTCGCCAACAACTCTCTCAGGCAGATTACTTACTGTTTTCTAATAGAGTTAATATGGGTCCACAAAGAACAACCAGAGCTAATATGGCAAAAAATTCGCAACAATCTCCGCATGTCTTAGGACCTGAGGATATGTGGGGTTGGCAAAATTGGACCCGGCCTACAACCTCTCAAGAGTCACCTCTAACAACGGGGCTTAGAGAAGATGGGGATATTGTGGATACTCCAGGTACCGCCTATCCACCGAGGTATAATGTTGGAGGAATGTCTGGATGTAGTTCGTGCAGAAGGAGAAAATACTAATGGCATACAGACGTAAACCACAAAATAAAAAAATGGAAGATCAGGCTCAAAAAATTTTTACTGAAGAAACACAAAATCTTCCAACTGTAGAAGAGATAGAGGAAAATATTAAAAGAATTATTGAAATAGACAAAAAGTTAGAGGAGACACTAGAAAAACTTGAGTCTATTCCAATAACAGTTCCAACGGGAAGAGTTTTTATTGGAGAGGAAGACAAAAGACTATTTAAAAAGTTTAATCAACACGTTATTAAGAAGCTGGGGATTTCTGGGAATAGATCTTTTAAGCTGTGATATAATTGTATAAGATATAACAGATCTATGAAACCTGAGCTTATTACGGCCTATATGGACATCGCAGAAAGATTCGCTCAGGTTTCTAAGTGTGATAGACTGAAAGTAGGAGCAATAATTGTAAAAAACGGGAGTATTCTTGCCCATGGATGGAACGGTACTCCGAGTGGATATAAGACAAATTGTTGCGAGGATGAGAACGGGGTTACTTCACCTTTTGTTCTTCATGCCGAGCAAAATGTCCTTGTTAAAATGGCAAAATCTACAGAGTCTATTGAAGGAGCGGAACTATTTTGTACCCATTCTCCATGCTCTGAATGCTCAAAACTTCTCGCGCAAAGTGGAATTAAAAAAGTCTACTATAAGTATAAATACAGAATTACTGAAGGAATTGATGTCCTAAACGCGTTAGGAGTTGAGACTGAAGAGGTAAAATGAATTTTAATACCGAAGAAGAAAGAGAAGCATTAAAACAATCACTTCTCAACACTGAAGATTTAAATGAGACTCTCGAGTGCCTCGAGCATGTTCTAATTAACCGTACCCCTTTCGCTCTTTATATAGCCACTGCTGATAGATCAGATTGTATGTGGATTTTTGATCCAGGCACGGTATATGAGATGGTTGGTGGAGAGAAAAAATATAAGGATATTTATGG